ACATCTTGGCCATGATTCGTAGTCGAAAACAGTAATGCAACTGTCGGTAGTTTTAGGCTCCTCCGCTCCGGGGGAGTCTTTTTCCATTGCACTTCGCGATAACTTGTTTGTCAATAAATGGATCGATGAGTTTCAATGGTCTATCAACAACTGTACCATTAATCAGCAAGATGCATTTTCGACATTGATGTCTGTTGAAGAAGCGTCAGCAGTACTGCTAGATTCGTGTGCTACTATCAATAGATACCTTAAAGGCTTTGTAGAAATTAGAACTGACATGGCCAACCAACCACAAGAATACTATAATTATCTACACAGTGTGTTTGAGCGACTAACAGGCACCTTTGATCGACCTACTAGATTGTTTACTATTGCCAACCCAGAACTTAAAACGGCCATTAGAAATTTAAACTTCTATGTACACAGAGTAGAGCAACAGACAACTCCGTTGGTTAATATGTACTTGAATTTTGATAAAGATCAATATCGTAGAATTCCTTTTGCATCAGAGGATTATGACTTCTTTGAGTTTGCTTTTCCTGCAGGTACATTATTCTTACACTACGCAGAATTGGGCAAAGAATATTATGATTTGTATGAGGATGGTCTAGAATTGGATTACACAGCATCGGCCAATTCGCATTACTACAGTGGCGAAGCAAGTTTGGCCGCCAGAGATTTTAACGCATTCGAAGATACTGAGTTTAAACAATGGCTTGTTGACAGAAACATTGATCCTTACAACAAGCACCTGGCACATGGAAAAATACCATTAGGCTTTGTGGACAACATAGACCAAGTCACTGCCATGTTACAAAAACACAAACATATCAACAGGATTGCAATCCATGAGTGATGTAAATTCTATTGCATTTGCACTTGACCCTGCCAATGTTCCCAGCTTCTTACTAGACTGGGAAGTTACCAAGCGATGCAATTTAGATTGTGGATATTGTGCCACAGGAGAGTTTGGAGGCCATGACAATAGTCTTGAACACCCACCTGTGGCAGAATGTCTACAAACAATTGATTTTATGTATGAGTATGTTGACTTGTATATGCGTCACAAAAAGCCTAGCCAACGCAAAGTGGTATTGAATGTGTATGGTGGAGAAAGCCTCTTCCATCCCGACATTGTGGAGATACTTGCGGCCTGTAGAGATCGTTATGCCAAGTACAAAAACAATTGGTATCTAACCATAACTTGTACCACAAACGGTGTGGTTGGCGCCAATAGATGGGCGCAGATAGTGCCCTTGGTTGATATGTTTATGATGAGTTATCATGCAGAATCATTACCAAAACAACAGCAACAATATCTCGATAATGTCATGTATCTTAAACAACACAACCAAAGAGTCAAGTGCATTGTGATGATGCACAACGATCCGGAACTGTTTAAGCAATCACAAAGTGTGGTGGAGTTCTGCAAAACCAATGACATAGATCATGTGGCCAAGGCTTTGGATAATAGCGAAGCAAAATGGTCTTACAATGGCACACAACAAGAGTCTATGAAAGTGCATTGGATAACCAAATCTGAATTATCCAATAAACCAGTTATCGAACAAGGACGAGCCTGCTGTGGTGGGAGGAAACTCAGCACCAATGGTGATTTGAAATCTCGTAGTACCTTTGTTCATCAACAAGGTTTTCGGGATTGGTACTGTAGTGTTAACTGGTTCTTTTTATTTGTTAATCAAAGTAATGGAACGGTATATACAAACAAAGACTGCATGACCAGTACCACCAACCGAGTCGAACCACTAGGCAGGTTAAAAGAATATCAACAGATCCTTGATACCGTACGACAACAATTAGATACCCAGTCTATGCCCGTTATTCGTTGTGTCAAGGATACTTGTAGGTGCGGCTTCTGTGCGCCGAAAGCACAAAACTTAGAAGATTTTATGGGTCTAATAGAACGCAATGTTACGGACAAAGTGTTCTTGCAATCTGTATAAAAACATGTTAAACTATATCAAAGGAAATTTATTATGGCAAAACCATTCGATGTAAGCAAATTTAGAAAAAATATTACCAAAGCAATTGATGGAATATCAGTTGGATTTAATGATCCTACTGATTGGATCTCAACAAACAACTTTGCACTAAACTATTTGATCAGTGGAGACTTTACCAAAGGTATTCCAATGGGCAAGGTCACTGTGTTTGCTGGCGAGTCTGGCGCAGGCAAGAGCTTTATCTGTAGTGGTAACCTGGTTGCCAATGCACAGAAGCAAGGCATCTATCCAATCTTGATTGATACAGAAAATGCATTAGATGAAGCATGGTTACATGCCCTAGGTGTGGACACCGACGAAGGCAAGATGTTAAAACTCAACATGGCCATGATTGACGATGTTGCCAAAGTCATCAGTGACTTTGTCAAAGAATACAAAACAATTCCCGAGATAGAGCGTCCCAAGGTCTTGTTCATCATTGACAGTTTGGGTATGTTGCTAACTCCCACAGACGTTAACCAATTTGAAGCAGGCGAAATGAAAGGTGACATGGGTCGTAAGCCCAAAGCACTCACAGCATTAGTTCGTAATTGTGTAAACATGTTTGGTAGTTTAAATATTGGCCTGGTTGCAACTAACCATACATACGCTAGCCAGGATATGTTTGACCCAGATGATAAAATCTCCGGTGGTCAAGGCTTTATCTACGCCAGTAGTATTGTTGTTGCCATGAAGAAACTCAAACTCAAAGAGGACGAAGACGGCAATAAGATCAGCGAAGTTAAAGGTATTAGAGCGGCTTGTAAGATTATGAAGACACGATATAGCAAACCGTTTGAAAGTGTACAAGTGAAGATCCCTTACGAAACAGGAATGAATCCCTACTCGGGATTGGTCGACTTGTTTGAAAACAAGGGATTTTTAGAAAAAGAAGGCAACAGTCTTAAATACACACTAACAGATGGTAAGGTTATTAAGCAGTTCCGCAAGGCCTGGGAGCGAAATGAAAATGGATCATTAGATCAAGTAATGGCCGACTTCACTGCCAACCCACACCATATAATTGCAACCGCAGAGGCAACAATAGAAGAGGAAGCCTAATATGAGTATCGAAGTTGATGTATTGAGTGAAACATATACTGTGCTTAAACAGTATATTCCAGTTAAAGATCGTCAGGAAGCCGCAGACAACTTAATGAGTATTTTAGTAGATCTATTAGGTGATATTGAACTTAAAGAGTTCAGCGGCACAGATGCTAATCTTAAAAAAGCTCTCAAAGAGTATGCCGGAGACGAAGACGAAGAAGAACCCTACGACTACGAAGACTAACCATGTGGTATAACCGGATTGTACAAAATCTTGGAGAGATACCAGACTTTATCAACTACTATGAAAACGAATTAGTAGAAGCAAAGTACGATTGTAATGTCAAGGGACACCTTGAAAAGAATATTGCAACCTTACCTGGTATAACCGAGCATCGCTTTAATCAACTGCAAGAAATTGAAGCGGTGCTGAACTTTCTTAACATACAGTTAAGGAAAATTCGCCGCAAGCATTTTCAAAAGTACTTAGAAGCATACGCACGAGCACTAACCAGTCGCGATGCTGAAAAGTATGTTGATGGTGAAGATGAAGTAATTGATTTTGAAACAATTATTAACGAGGTTGCACTTGTACGCAATAAATGGCTGGGCTTGCTCAAAGGACTAGAGTCAAAGAACTTTATGATTGGCCATGTAACTAGATTGCGTACAGCAGGCATGGAAGATGTTGTGCTGTGAATGATTGGAAAGTTCGCGCTGATGAATTGCTGTCGGAGTTTGACATGTGTATGAGGGCACAACCAATGCACAATACGGTAGAGGTACAAATAGCCAAAGATGCCACGGCCAAGTGGGCACACCATTTAAGTACACAGCGTAGTTGGGGATCAGACCTTGAGATTGCAGAAGCATGCCATCAACTTGAACCTAGGCTAAAACAACTTAAAGAAAAAATAGTATTGGAAGTATTAACCAAATGACACAATTTGCCAACCCACATTTAAGCCATGAACATAGTTTAGAGATATTAAATTTATTGTACGGCTATGACAGCTTTTTAGATAGTCTTACTGTAATAGGGGACATGGGTTGCGGCTCAGGCCTAGATGCCGCCTGGTGGGCAACTTTAGAAACTCGTGACGATCCACCTGAACCTAGAAATTATCGCGTGTATGCAGTCGACCGTGCCCTTAATAAGGTAGATGAAGAGTTTCGTAAGATAGAAAACATTAGGTGGATAGAAGGTAACTTTGAGGAATATGGTATACTGCCGGAGTTATTAGACCTAGTGTGGGCACACGATTCGTTTCAGTTTGTTACAAGTCCACTGCATACATTGTCTGTGTGGAATCGTCAAATGAATACCAATGGCATGTTGGTAATGGCATTACCTCAAACAATTAATTACACCTACAATAGATTAACTTTCAGGACACACAGCTATTCTTACTACAATTATAACATTTCAAATTTAGTTTACATGCTGGCTGTAAACGGCTTTGACTGTAGAG